CCTGCCGATGTGATTCGCATCCGCTCGGCATTATTTGTACCAAACGATGTAAAACTGTTTTCCTTATTCCAAATATAAGCATCGTTGCCAGACTCTTGAATAATTAAACCATCTGATGTTGATGCGCCAGAAGTAGAATTTGTAATACGAATAGTTGTTGCAGTTGAACTATCATGAATATGTAGAGGTGTTGTAGGCGACGTCAATCCAATCCCCACATTTCCAGAACTGTCGATTCGCATTTTTTCGCTAATGTCTGTGTCACTAGTGCCAGTATTTGTGTAGAAAACTAGAGCACCATCCCAACTGCCAGCGTCTCTAATACCTGCTATTTGTGCAATCTTCCAATTTGGGTAAAGGGCATGAAACTGGCCAAAAGTTATAGCGGGGCCTGCATTATTTGAATTACTGCCTGAATAAGAACCAGTTGTGGTTATTCTCACCGCTTCAGCGACTGCACCATTTGAATGTGTTATGGATGTAGTTAATCTTGATAAATTCGATCCCGTTCCAATCCCGACATTACCCGAGCTGTCGATTGTCATTCTCGTCGATGCCGCAGTTCCAAACTCCATTGCATCTGTTGAATGCGTATAAATAATTCGACCAGCGGTATCAACATTTGCTTCAGAAAAATCAATTACGCCACCAGTGTCTCCACTGAGCTGCATTGATGCAAAATTAGAACTTAATCCAAGGTGAACGCCTTCTGTGTTTGGCGCATTAGGAATACTTCCTGCTACCGACAGAGAACTTTGGGGTGACGACGTACCAATTCCAACATTCCCATCGCTGTCGATTCGCATCCGCTCGGTCGGAGAAGACGCACCATCGTCACTAGTAGAGAACACTAGGCGGCCTGGCATGTCACTGGTATCGCCAGCGCTATCAGGGGTGCCATCAACGGCAGCGCTTATTTGTGCGCAAGACACATAAGAGGTGGCTGCACCTGAGTAGCCACGAAAATCAATGACGCCAGTTAAATCATTAGCAAGAACAACAGAAGGACTGGCAGTAGAACCACGAGATCGACGTATTGTTAAGAACGGACAATTAGCTGCACCAGTGCTACTTCCGGTTACAAGTGCTAGGTTTGTCGAGGCATCATCAACTATTTCTGTTTTATAAGTCGTAACAGTTGCAGACGTGCCAATCAACAACCGCCCTGAGCTATCAGTGCGAATGTGACCGTTAAAGTCCACCGTTTGATTGAATGTCCAGCAATCAGTGGCGTTCACCCAAGTAATCGTTTTATCGCTTGCACCCTTTAGCGTGATTCCACCGCCATCAGCAGTCGTGTCAGTCGGTGTGCTGACCTTACCAATTTCAATGTTCTTGTCTTCAACAACCAGCGTCGTTGTGTCGATCGTCGTGGTCGTACCAGACACCGTTAAGTTGCCCGGAATCGTGATGCCAGTGCTTTCTGCTAACAGCGCTTGCGTTCCACCGGCAGATATTGCAACCTGATTGGTCCCTGGGCGGTAAATGCCAGTGTCGTTGTCACCGTCAAAAGCAATGCCAGGGGTCGCTACCGCTCCAGACCCCGCATTTTCCAATAAATCAGCAATGCTGACTTTCTTAGTGATGTCGTTGCCAACATCGACTACGACTAGAACATCAGTGCTTGTTGGCGCGGTGTACGCAGCCAAATCAGTGATCTTGATGTCAGCCATAACTCAGCCAGCCAATGATTTGATTTTATCCCTGCCTTAGGTCTTAATACAGGGCAGCAAGGCAATGTTGCGAGGACGCGCTTCAGTGCCCCCGTCATTATTGACCGTAGGGCGGGTGTAGCTCACGCTGCCCGTGGAACTGCTGATATTGGTGCCGGTATTAAGAACATTCACCTCGTCGGGGCTGTTTGGAACTTCGTTACTGTTTTGACTGAGCGAAACGCTGGTCACAAAAGTGCCGCTGGCACCGCCTCCAGCCGTACCGTGACTGTGCGTGATGTTTTGACTGGACTGAGCGCTGCCTAACGCTCGGCCAGTGTCAACGCCCCTGCCGCCGTCAAGTCCACGCAGAAACTCACCACGCAAATCCGGCACATTGAAAGTCGTTGAGCCGTTGCCAGCACCGTAAGTCGTTCCAATCGCCGTGAATAACGCCGCATAGGTTGATCGGCTAACCGCTGCACCATTAGCGTGCAAATAACCAGCTGGGGCCGTTGACCTTGCTGAATAGATAACCGTCCCAGCAGGTGTTTGGTCTGTTGCTGCCGGAATCGCTGCAATTTGCGTGTCAACATAAGCCTTGTTTGAGGCCATGTTGTTTGTGGTTGGATTGCCCGCAAGCGTCAAGTCGCCAGTCATCGTCCCACCGGCTAACGCCAAATAGGTAGTAGCGGCGTTGGCAATTTGTAAATACTTGGCAGCTGCTGCCGTATCGGTAATACCTAAAGGGTCAACGCGAACAAACGCCGCACCGTCGTAAACCTTCAGCTCGTCAGGCGTTTGACTTGTGTCAAGCCATAACTGCCCCAACGCTGGCGAGCCAGGAGCAGTGTTTGACGGGCTTGTAGAAACTGACGAACCCGGCAGAAAACTGACAGTCGTAAACGTTGCACCGTTAAAGACTTTTAGAACTGGCGGATTGGTGCTGGTATCCACCCAAAGTTGACCGTTATACGGTGCAGGACTGCTTGGAGCAGATGAACCAACAGTTAAACCAAGCTGGGTTAGGACTAAACCAAGGCTGTTAGCGGTGATGCGCCGCGTTTCGCTACCACTGATGCTGGTAAACGGAAGCACGTCATTGGCTGAAATCGTGCTAGCCGAAGGCAGCTGAGAAATACGTGCGTCAGCCATCAGTACCCAATCACAGTGATGTCAACTTCGCCAGCAACAGGGTTGCCGCTGGAGTTCAGACAACTAATCGTAACCGAGCTGGTCGTTTTTGCTCTAACCACGGCAGTGACGACGTTTGGATTCGTTGTCGTCTGTATTGCGGTGATGGTCACGCTTTCGATGCTTCTAAAAGTCTTGGCAAGGCTAATTGCCACCCCATTTGCCGCATTAGAAATAGCCACATCATTTTGCTTTTCGATTATGTCTGGGTAATCAAGCTGCGCCGTCAATGCAGTGATGTTGCCAACAGTCGTCCCACCGTCTGGGCTCTTAAACGTTGTCTCAACCCGGTAGACATCACCTAGCAACTTTTCAAACGGTGCGTAAGGGTGAACAATGCCTCCCTCTGCCAGCTCTGTTGCGCTGTAAAAACGCTGTTCGGCTAATAGCTTGTCATTATCCTCTTTCAAAATATTAAAATCATCTTCCTGTGTAATTTCAGTCACCTGACCAGTCAATGCGACTAATTTGTGCTGATAGGTTGCAGTAGAAGTTGTGCTCAAAAGTAAAGCACTTTCCAAGTTATTGTTGTCAAAATTCCAAGTAAAGATGCTATCTAGTTGTGCGTTGGTTTGGACAAGGTTGCCGCCGCTGACCTCGCAATTGTCTTTAACCCCCGGCCAATCATTGCTTGGGGCGTTTTTAGCATCAATTGATTGGACCGCATTGCTGACAGGTGGCGCACCAATATTTACCAGCACAAAGGCAGGAACGTCAGAACGCCACTGAGTTGCATCAACGGCTTTGACCATTACGACCCAAGTATCAACATCAAACAGACTTGTTTCAAACCACTGCTGTTGTGCAGGCAAGCCCCCTGAGGCAAGTTCAATCCCCGCGAACCAAGATGCCTGCAAGTCAAGTCGCTGTTTAGCGCTAGCAGGGCCAGAGACGTTATACGTGCCAGTCGCAGTGCCCGTCAGGTTGATGGCCGCTCCGCCGCTTGTTGCGCTTACCTTGAAGGCAACGCTTGAAAATCCGTCAGCTGCGACAAAGTAAGTCGTGCCGCCTGTAATCCCAGTTGGCAACGATCCACTTGATGCAGCGAACTGCACTTGATCGCCAATAGAAAATAAGTGCTGATTGACCTTCGTACCAATAACAGTGCCTGTTTTAACTGTGATCAAATCAGTTGAAACGTCAAATTCAATAATGTTTGTCGCCAATGCTCCTTTCTTGAACCTGACCTGATAAGCGATAACGTCTGCAACGACGCTTTGATCCCAGCTCCCGTAAATACTTAAAGGCAGCTGCCAGCTAAAACGTTTGCCGCTGCTGTTTTGATTCTCGACAACTCCAAAATTGCTTGGCGTTGGCGGCGTAATCTCATCACGTTCGACAAGATCAAAAATGTAGTTGGTTGGCTCTTCGCCAAAAATTGCACTCGTAAAATTCACGCGCACGTCATAGGTGTCTGGCGCGTGGAACGCTTGCGTGTAATACCCAGTAAGCGGAATATCCG